TTACCACCTTGGCGCCTTCGGTAGATAACGCGCCCTGGCCCACCTCAAACACGATGTCAGGAACGCCAGATGCCTCGTCAATCACAAAGAGAAGGTTCTCACTGTGGAACCCCTGCAAGGCTTCCGGTTGTTCCCTTCGGCTGGTGCGCGCCACCGCAAAGCTGTCGGGGACGCCAGCCAACTCAATCTTGTCTGACTTGATCTCCAACAGGCGCCGCATTCCCTCCGGCAGCTTGCGGTGCCATTTGCCAATCTCGGACCACAAGACATCAGATAACTGGTGCGCCGTGTTGGCAGTACAAACCACCTTGGTTGGCAATCTGGTAAGCAACCACCACAACACCAGCCAGGACAAGAACGCCGTCTTGCCAACACCATGGCCAGAGCGGATCGCCACACGGTCATTACTGGCGATGGCCCTGAGAGCGTCCGCCTGCCACCTTTGCGGGGTGGCACCAAGCATTGATTCGACGAACAGAACCGGGTCGCGGGCCAAACGCTCAATTACTTCAGCTTGGGCAGCAGCATTAAAGGCTTCCTTTTGCGGCGGGGCGCCAGACATAGGCAACCCATTACCCCCGGCAGAAGGGGGGCGCTTGGGTTGCTTGGAAGGAAGGGATGCCATCAAAAAAGGACTCTATCAAAAAAAATCATCGGGGGTAAGGGACCCAGGGTTGTTTTTACCCAGGGTCCCAGGGGGGGGTAAGCATACATATATTGCCACCAGCCCGCCCCCCCCCTCGGATTTTTAAGGGGGGGGGTGGGGCCGGGGTCCAGGCCCCCAAGGCCCCCAAGGCGCCCAAAACCCCGGAACCGCATAAGGTGCATTATGTAAAAATCTATACTAACCCTTTGATTTCTTTTGATTGTCATCATCATCGCTCACGGACGATATACCTAAGATTTCTGCCGCTTTTTGCCCATCTTTGGCTAGTTTCCGGGCAACCGCTGCGTCCTGGCTGGCCTGATCGCTTACGTCGATCACGCGCCCCGCTGGCTTTATACCGCCAATCAAAGGGTCGTTTTGGGTCGGACGCATCCTATTTGCTACCATTCTCAAGGCATCAACGTAGTTTTCGTCAGCAGCGTGTAAATGCTCAATATGTGTCGTTTCACGCCATCTTGCCCTACTTTTCATCCAAAAAATAGCTGCTGCAACGCTTCCTTGCTCTCGGCTTGTAGCAATCGAAAATAGATTCTGCGCCACCTTAGCGTTCGCTTTCGCCACCCCTTCCTCTAATTCCCTACGGAAATACTTACCGACACTCTCATCCGACATCCCCATAACCAGAGCTATTTGGTCTCGCGTTAAACCCAGCCCGGCCAGCACCGAAACCTGTTGTTTATCCTTGTCTGTTATTTCTAACTTTGGGCGCCCCCTTTTCTTTTTCTCAACGGCTTCCATGCCTTTCGCCCCCTATCTCATCAAAGGTTTTACCCGAGCCTTCTAATATAGCTTTCTGCCCCGTGAAGTCCTGCCACCGCTTTACCGCCACATCGACATACGCCGGATTCAGCTCGACAGCATAAACGCTGCGGCTTGTCATTTCACCGGCAATGATGGTTGTCCCAGACCCAGAGAACGGTTCATAAACGGCCTGCCCTGGGCTGCTGTTATTCTCAATAGGGCGCTTCATGCACTCGACCGGCTTCTGGGTCGAATGCCCGGTTTCGGATTTTCGCGGCTTTTCAATTTGCCAGAGGGTCGATTGCTTGCGACCGCCGTCATAGTGACCCTTCTTGTTTTTTCGGACGGCGTACCAGCAAGGCTCGTGTTGAGGGTGATAATCGCCCCTACCAATCACGAACTGGCTCTTGCCCCAAATGATCTGCGCCCTAATCCCGAAATCGCAAGCCAGCAGACTTTCCGCCACTACATGCGCCATATTCCCTGCGTGCCAAACGTAGGCCACATCTCCAGGGAAAAGAGCCCAGGCCTCGCGCCAATCGGCTTTATCGTCGTTTTCGACCTTACCTATTGCCCGGCCACCACCGCCGATTTTTCCGTCTGCTTTCGGCTTTCCAGACAATGCGTCGTTACGCCAACTAGCATCATACTCCACCCCATAAGGGGGGTCCGTCACCATTAGGTGCGGCTTCACATCCCCCAGCAGCTTGCCCACCACATCCGCCTCCGTGGACGAGCCGCAGATGATCCGGTGCTTGCCCAGCACCCACACATCGCCCAGCACGCTAACCGGATCGGCTGGCGCTTCAGGCACTTCATCCGCGTCAGTCAGTCCTTCTGTTTCATCATTAAGGAAATTCGCTAAGGCTTTATCATCAAAGCCAATTAGGTCTAATTCAAACCCAAGCTCTCCTAACTCTTTCAATTCAACCGCAAGTAATTCGGTGTCCCAGCCTGCATTCATGGCTAATTGATTGTCGGCTATGACATAAGCCTTCTTCTGGGCTTCGCTCCATCCCCTTGCCACCATCACAGGCACTTCAGCCAGCCCTAATTTCCTAGCGGCCAAGGTGCGCCCATGCCCCGCAATGATCGTCCCTTCCTCATCCACCAGAATTGGAGTGGTCCACCCCCATTCTTTTATGGATGCCGCTATTTGCGCCACCTGGGTATCCGAATGGGTACGGGAATTGCGTGCGTAAGGGATCAACTTATCCAACTGCCGCATTTCAATTTTTTCAGCAGGCCAAAATTTTTTCACGCTTTCGCTCCATAAAATCGGTTCAATCGTTCCAGCGCCTGCACCACCTGTCCAGCCGCCTTTGCCACCTCAAGCCCTTTACACTCAGCCCAGCCCGTCACCGTGCCATGGCTAAGAACCGTCCAAGCCAGCGCAGGCATAGCGGTACTACCAACCGCCCTAGAAGCCCGTGCAAACGCCTCACGCGCCCCAAGCCTCCCATCCTGCCCCGCATAATAATCATCTCGCAGCCGCTTTGCAGCGGCATACAGCGCCTCGCTAATCATGCCCCTCGCCAGCATTACATCTGGCGCCCAATACCTCTCTGTCACAAGCGTACAGCCTTCCTGAATATCCGGCCCGAAGTCTATGCGCGCTGCCTCGAATGCCCGGCTCATGCTCAACATTAGATCGGGATTTCATCTTCGATCAATTGCCCCCGTCTTACCACCTTCGCCTTCGGAAATGCAGCCTTGATTTCTGCGATAGGCGAGGCCCCCTTCAGAACCCGCCCCACCTCCTCCACCGTCCAGGCTTCTGCGTTCCACCCTTCTGCTTTAGCCCGCGCCAGGACCGCCTGTGCATGGGTGTCATCCTGACAGATACAGATGGTGCCCCGTTCCGCCTCATCCGCCTGTACGGTCAGCAGCGGCCCCGGAAGCGGTTCATACCCTGCCGCCAGTGCTTCAGCGGCCAATGCCTTCCAGGCCCGCATCATCATGGCGTCCAGTTCCGCCATATCCTCGCCCGCCATTGTCGCCTGCCGGTGCATATCCTCTGCCGCCTGAAACCGCTCCTTAGTCGCGGGCGACACCAGACGCGGGAGCCGATCAAACCCCCATTCTCTTTCCAGCCCCGCCACCAGGGCATCCAGCGCACCCGCCATCCGAGAGCGCCATACCCATTCGCCATTCGCCTCTGTGAGTGGCGGTATAATTTCTTCTTTCACCATCTTTCCTCTCTCTCCCAAGTCAGGGGCTTACCCGTAACCGTAACACCGTAACACACCTAAAGGTGTGTGTTACGGGTGTTACGGTGTTACGGTAAGCTGCCCGGATGGCGTAACAAAGTAAAAAACAACGTGTTACGGCGCGTGTTACGGCGTTACGCCTAGCTTCCCACGCCATCTTAACTAACTTCGCTATCCTCTTGAACAAGCCACACATATCCATTGCTATGCCCCACCATGCGGAGTTCGATTAGCCTGTCTTTTGTCCGTTTCCATGTTACGCGCTTCTTACCCGGATCATCGATGGAGGCCGTAACAAACCACTTGTTACGCCAATGTTCCTCCGTCAATACTTTCCCTCTAGGTAGATCACCCCAACTTTCTTGACCATAACGGCTAATCATTTCTTTGATGTTTTCCATTGCCATCTTTTCCCACATATTGAGTTTGGGGCCGCGTGGTTTTACGTCTGCTGGATCAGCGGCGACCACGATGCAACTGGTGACGGGTTTATCCCGCCGGTTGCGGCCTAGTTCGATGGTCTGGAGTTTGAATACCCACTCGCCTTCTATCTCTAAATCGCGTTGCTTCTTCACACTGGCGACGGACGGGCTGTCCTTGCCTGCCTTGGTGATTTCGATCTCGGTATCCGTCGCGGCCCGCAACAGGCTATGCCCGCGCGCCCCTTTGGCGGTGTCCTTGCCTGAATGGTGTACGGCGTTGATATGGACGCCTGTTGCCTGCCTGATGCGGTCAATGTTGGTGACTAGGGCGCCCATATCGTCTGGCGCGTTCTCGTTCCCGCCAGCCAGGGCGCGGGACAGTGTGTCCAGCACTACCAGCCGCACAGGAACCTTCATCTCCTCCATGGCCCGTCTAATGGCGTCGATCAGCCTTTCGGTGTCGGCTTCCGGGTTCAGTAGGTTGATGGATACGGGGATGATCGCGAAGGGGATTTCCTCGCCTTCTAGGTTGAGGTGCTTTCTAAAGGCGGCAACGCGGTTGCTGATGCCGTGGCTGCCTTCCAGGGCGCAGTAGATCACGCCACTGGCTTCGGTGGCGCGCCCGTTCCATTTGATCCCCAGGGCAACGTGCAGGGCCAGATCGGTCATAAAAAACGTCTTGCCGCAGTTGCTTTCGCCGTAGGTGACGGACATTCCGGCTTCCGTGAGCAGTCCTTCCACGAAATCGGCGGCGTCGAGATTGGGGTGGATGTTGTTGAAATAAACCAGCGGTAGCCCGCCATCTGGCGTAACACCGCCCGTAACACTTCCCTGTTGGTGTGTTACGGGCTTTGTTACTGCCCTATCCACCTTCACAAGCCCTCTAGCGGCTCTTTCCAGCGTGTAGCGCACCTTCATACGGAACTCTGCCTCACCCCGCCCAGGACGCCGGAAATCGACCTTGGCGGCGTATTGGGGCCAGCCTTCTGCCACCACTTCTTCTTCTGTCGGCAGGCGCCCCAGCTTGGCTTTCAGATCGGCGACCACGGCCAAGACCGTGTTTCGCATATACTGCTCTCGCCCGTCGGTAATTTGGCCGGGCAAGCCCAGCGGCCCCGGCGCATGGGTCACTGGCGTTACCGCGCCCGTGCCATGGATAACGTCTTGGCAGATGAGGTCCACCATCGAATCGGTCAGGCTGGGTAGCCCAAGATCATCCACATGGGCATCCACGTCCCAAGAGTACTGGCGCCCGGACGCATGGACACTAGGCGGCGCGACAATAAAGCCGCCATCGCCCCGGATATCCATGCCCGGCAGGATGCCCTTGCGCGTGGGAACCTTCTTCCCAGGATGGGAAAAGAACCTGTGGCACCCGCCACCCCCGGTCAGTGCTACCGGGCCAGCCCCGAGTCGGGGCAAGATTTCTTGTTCGGTAGCGGCGCCAATGTCGCCATCGAAATCGGCTACCGTCAGATTAGAAATAGCGCCGGTAACGATCCCGACCCCCATGGTGGGATCGGCAAACCAATCCTGAATCTCGGCTTCGGTAGCGCGTCGGTTTTGGAATTGGTGCCAGGGAATGGCGGGGATCTTCTCGCCCCGCCGCACGGGCACCACGGACCACCCGCGCCGGAGGTAGTATAGCGCCCATTCTTTGGCGGGCGCTGATAGGCTTGGTGCGGTCAGGCTCATGGCTGCTTCACCGGATATTCGCTGTGTGGCGGGTACTCTGGGTCTTTGAGTGGGATGCACATTGTTTCCTCGTTCTCTTGCGAAAGGAAAGGCGGCAATCGTTTAATTACCGCCTTGGTGTTGTTAATCTTCGTCCATCACTGGCGGTCCAGCCACTTTCACCTTCCAGGGTGTTGCGTGGCTGCACCAATCGTCGGGCTTAGTCATTGCCCAGCGATAGCCGCCCCCAACAGGTTGGAAGCGGCATTCGCCCTGGCGGCTGTCGGCGGGAATATACCACCGACAAACCGCGCAGTTCGTAAAAGTTGCGGGAACCCTAGGCATCAGAACGGTAGGGGTTTAGCAGCTTGCGGCGTTGGCGGAGGTAGCGCAGGCGCGCTCTGGGCGACAGGTGCCGCCATAGCTGGCGTTGCAGCCGCCACAGGCGCGCCCAATTCTGCCGGACGCGGAACCCACTTAATGATCGCGAAGTTCGGGGTGTAGTTGGAGCCATGCTTTCCCTTTACCTCGGTTGCGCCCTGGAACTGAACCACCGGCAGCAGCCCTTGGGCTTTCTCCGGCGCAGCTTCATATTGGCTATGCAGGGTGTCAATCGCGGCCAACACCGCGTTGGCGTTGCTGCTGAACTCACGAACAGTCCGGTTACCATCCAGCAAACGCATGGCGAAGCCTTGCTTTGGCTTGGCGGCGTTGCCGCGCTCGTCCACCCCGTAATCGCCAACCGGGCACGGGGGCAGAGGCTGGCCAATCTTCACCAGCGACCTTACTGGCGCCATGCCTGCCTTGAAGAACAGCCACCCAACTTGAATATTCTCCATATCCGCGACGAAGGCAGGCTGCTGGAAGGAAACATCTTCTTCCTGCTTTTCCCAGCGTCCGTTGACCTCCACGCGCTGGCTATACTTCAGGCGCCCGGCCTTGGCGTTGTAGTTGACCAGGGGCAGGAAATCACCGCTCGCGGTTTCGCTGCCACCGATTGAAAGACCTAAACCCATCTAAATGCTCCAGATGTCTAAAAATGCGCCAAATTTGAACACGTTGGCGCTTCGTGTTTACATCCCGTAGATTTCCTTACGGGCTGCCTCTGCGGCTGGATCGGACCAGTAGAAACTATCTACGTCCGGCACCAGCAAAC